GAGGCGTCACATATGCTCCACCCGTCGTCGTGCTGTACAGTTTCCACCGCAGCCCGCTCGTTCTCCCCAGCCAGGAAGGATTGATAAAATCAACAGCCTCCATCCGCCAATCGGTATGATCATGCCGAGTTAACTTGCGCGGCATGTACTCGGAATGGAATAAATAGACTGTGTCCGCCCTCTGGATCACCCTAAGATCCGCGCAGTCCGACTCCTCATACGGCGTCGCCACCTCATACGGCGCGCCGGCGTAGAATTCCCACCATTCTCCGGCCTCATGCCCCGTAGTCTCCCCAAAGACAATCGATATCCCATCCGCCAACTCTTGTGCCGCCCCGGTGATCAACACATCCTCCGCCTGCAGATCACCGTTCCTATACCAATCAAACGTGTCTGGCGTACCCGCCGCCGCGATCACCACCTTATAGATTGCCGGTCCGGATCCCGTATACGTGCCGCTGGCCGTCAAATCATCCAGCCCTACGCCAGGCTCCTCGTTGGGGAAATACACCGGATGGCTCACCGCATTGACTTGGATCAGACCCCGGTCCTGGCCCCAATAAAACCGCAAAAACCGCTCCCCCGCCTCGATCATGTAGCTTTGCCGCGGATCCCGCGAATACTGGAACGGGATCAGCCGCTCCGTGTGCAGCGCCGCCTGCCGCGCGAACCCGCAGAACTCCGTCCCCGCGCGACGGCTCACGCCTCCCGTGCGCCGCACGATCACGTTGGACGCCTCCGCCAGCGCGTAGGCGTAGCCCTCCAGGTCCACCCGCCCGCGCAACGCCGGCGACCAGTACCCGCTCGTGAACGCCGTCTGAAACGGCCGCGCGCCGGTTCCCGCCATTTACTCCTCTCCCCGCAGCCGCCCCGGCCGCGCGTCCCGCAGCCGCGGCTCGCCGGCCACGCGCCGCGTGCACAATGTCTCCGTCACCTGCGGCGCCAGGATGGTCTCATCGATATACACCTCGTCATCGCATGACGGGCAATAAATCCGCCCATACCGCACCGGCGCCCCGCAGCCCCGGCAATACCACCGCCGCCAACTGTTCCGCGGCCTCACGCGTGCCTTGCCCATATCAGTTCCTCGCTGTAAATCGATTCCTGGATATCGTTGGCCCGGTCGTATGCCAGCGCCCGGATCCGCGCCCGCTCCCGCTCCCGCTCCAATGTCTCCCGCATGGCGTTGGTACCCCCCAACGCCTTGCAGAGATGATAGGCCACGTACATCTCCGCGTATTGCCGGTACGGCGCATGCCAGTCCTCGATATACGCCCCGATCGCCGCGTCCCACAATTCCGTGGTCGCGTAATCCGCCCGCCAGGGATACCAGGTATAGATGACCTCCACCGTCGTGGCATCGGTCAGGATGGCGTGGTCCTCGTCGACATACGCCTCGGCGCCATGCTCCCATAGCCCGTCCAAACCCACCGAGCAGATCCGCGCCACCGAGTTCGGATAGGGATATTTCCGATCGAATCCGAACGCCGGCGGATTGGATGTGTCCTCCGTCAACGCCGCCCGCTTGCGGAGGCACTTCCAGGCGTGCTCCGCCGCCAGCGCCCTAAGCAGATTATCCAACCGCGCCGCGAACACCCGCTCATCCGGCGTCGCCGGCGCCGCCAAGTCCGCCGACGCCGCCAGCGTCTCCTTTTCCAGGATGACAAGTACCGCGTTGCACAAATCAATTACCTGCGCCGCGCTCATGATCTCCTCTAGGTGTAGGTGGTGGAGGCGTACCAGATTCCCCTCTCAACCACGAAATGAAGCCTGGGTACGCCCCCACCATCGTCGTTTACCGCTTCATCGTCACGAACAACTCCGATGTCACTGTGTTGCCTGTGATCTTGAACGCCACCCAGGGCAGCCCGCCTAACTCGACCTGCTGCATCTCATAAAACAAGCTGCTCGCCACCGGTACCGTGGTCGCACCCGTAATCGTCCGTGCCACCGCCTGGAACTGGTATGTTGCATTGTCGATATAGGCGCTACCCAGTAGCGCCGCCTTAGGCGCATTCGTCGCTGTGGGCGCCTGGTCCTGGTTCATGGCGTCCGGCGCCAACTGATACACCAGGTATTTGTACGGTTGCGCATTCAAGGGCACTGTCAACACCGTCCCCGTGCTCGCGCTCGGGATCAAATACCGCGCCGAAATCACATCGGCGTTCTGCTCCCAATACACCGGGTTCATGTACCCGTTGCTGTCATACGTGATCGATTGCCACGTGGCCACGTCCTGCGCCGACGCCACCAACGCCAGCGCCACGAACAGCACCACCGCCAGGCCCACCCAGGGCTCGTATCGTTTTCTCCACTTCATGATATTTTCTCCTTTATTTTTGTAGTGGCGGACCTAGGTGTCCGCCCCATTCCTTTCGCTCCGAATTACGACGCCTTCTTCAGGCTGCCCGCCGGCGGATCGATGGTCTGGATCTCCACCACGCCTTTCTCGTACAACCTCAAGGCTCCGATCGCCACCTTCACGCTGATCTCCCACCGGTGCCACTTCTGCGCGTTCTGCACCACGTAGGTCTTGGCCGGTTTGGGGATTCCGCAGGCCATCGCCGATTTCACGTACAACCCGCAGCGCCGGTAGCCCGTGCCCGACGGCACCGCGTGATTGGCCACCTGCAGCCGGATGTTGTAGAGTTCCGCGATCTTGCCGGTGACATACGCCTTGTCGCGCATGAAATCGATCGACTTGAGCTCGCTGTCTTCCAGCAGCGCGTTGGCGTCGTTCGCGTGGCACAGCAGCGTCGGCGTGTTGCGCGGATCGCCCAGGTCGATGTCGTTGGCCTCCAACCACGCCTTGGCCGCCAGGATCTTCTCCTTGGTCAGCCGCTGCGAGTTGTGCGGGATGATCTTGCACTCCGCGTTGCTCACGCCCCACACCGCCGTCCCGTCGCTCTTGTGTCCCGTCACCACCGTCGCGAACAGCGCCGCGCCGATCGACACGTCGATCCGCCGGCCCACCGCGTACTTGTGGTTTTGCAGCACCGCCCACTGCGGATCCAAGAGCAGCGCGATCGGGTCCGTCTCGTCGATGGGCACCGCTTTGCCGAACACCTGCCAGCCCACCTCGCGCCGCTTCATGGCCGCGTCGCTGTAGGCCGTGTCCGCGTTGCGGTCCGTGATCTCGTCCAAATCCCACGGGTCGAGGTAGTCGTAGATCAGCTTCTCGCCCCGGGCCTTCTCGCCGGGTATCTGCGTCACCGTCGGCAACAGCTTGTTGCCGTCGCTCTGGTACCCGAGCTCCAAATTTTCCATGTACACCGACTTGAACGCTTCCGGGATTTTCCCCGCGTCCACGTCCGCGAATTTGAGAATGTTGTTGTCCGCCATGATTGTTTACCTCTGTATTGATTTGTCCTGACCGATCTTGGCGGAAGTTCCCCTCTCGGGCTTCCCGGCTTACGCCGCCGTGGCGCGTGGACTACCACGATGGCCCCGGATCCCAATCCCATGGATTCCCCGGGTAGGCGTTTCAGGTCCGCGGTTCCCTCATCGGCCGCGTCCCCCTGGGCGCCCTGCCCCAATCCCTCTGTTTCTTTTGTAGGGGCGGACCTCGGTGTCCGCCCCAGCCCCTCTGTTTCTTTTGTAGGGGCGGACCTCGGTGTCCGCCCTAGTTTTGTTACTTCATCAGCAGCCCGCCCAACTCCTCCAAATACTTCTTCCGCGCCGCGTCCGGCAAATCGGTTTTCCGGATCTCGGTTTTCAAAAACTCGATGCGCGCCTGCGCGTCCGCCGTCGTCCCGCTCTTCTGCGCGTTCCCCGGCGCCTGGTCCTCGCCGAAATACCCCGCGATCTCGGACAAGAGTTGCGTGAACACCACGTCATGCCCGAGAAACGCCTGCGCCGCGTCCCGCAGGTCCGGCCGCCTCAGCGCCACCCGCGCCAGCACCGTTTGCCCCCGTTGCACCGCCGACTGCAGCGCCGCGTCGTCCGGGTACACTGTTTTGAACTGCTTGGCATATTCCGCCTGGCGCGCCGCCGTGGCTTGCGCGTCCCACAACACCAAAGCCTGGAACTGCTTGTCCGAGAGTCCCAGATCGTGCGCCGTCTTCCGGAATCCGCTGGCCCGCGTCTCATCCACCTCGACTCCGGCGGGCATCTGCGGCAACGTG